GATGCAAACTTAGTGCTTGTTGACTTCAAAATTGAATTCAACTTATCGGTTTCTACATAAAAGAGTTTTTGAGATGTACGCTCTTTTGATTCTAGAATATCTAATTTTGAATCAACATTATTTATTTTCTGTCCTGTTTTAGTTGATGCTAAAATATCGTCAAAACGATTTGCAATACCATCTTTATCCTCAACTTGATAAAGAGAAAAACCTGATTTAATTAATCCTCGAAATAATTCCCAAAAATCAGCTCTTGCAATACTTGCATCGGTTAGACGAAGAATAACTCCATTTGTTTTATTTTTATCTAAAGTAATGACTATATTAAATTTTGCTCCATAAAGCGATTCATATCCTTCAGGAGCACAAATTCTAGATTCGGAATAAGCCATACATTTTCCAAAATACTTGAATCGCTCTAAAAAATCATTCTTATGAATATCAAACGGATAATCTTTGAATATTTTAATTTCTTCTTTTAAATCGATAATATCATGTATTTTCTCAATTTGTGAATTAGTATTACTAACACTTGATTTGACTTCTTTTGCATCATAATTTGTTATTTTTAATTCTTTTTCTTGCAAGGTTAGTTCGTTTAATTCTTCGATATCTATTTCTATTAATTTTTGAATATATCGAACTTCACCTAACATTTTTCTTCGTTTGTTAAATTCTTCGTTATTAATCTCTTGCATACACATCTCCTATTATCAGTATTTTATCGTTGATATCACATAAATCAACCATTAATTGTTTAAATTCAACAACAAACTTTCCTTTAGTAAACTTTACTTCACCGATTAATTGTTCATCGTATTTAACGATATTATTTTCAAATATCATATTACCCCACATATCTTTTAGTTCACTACAACGTAAAATCGTGAAGTTTTTAGTTTTGATATTTCCGTAAGGACGTACTTCTAACTCAATTTCTTTAGTTTTGAAATTGTATTTAACCACAGATTTTACACCTTGAGTGGGAGTATAAGCTTTTAGATCATACATAGTAGTTTACTCCTCGTCCCATTTGAAATATACAGTAACATAATGTGTTTTATTTAAATATTGATAAGGATTTATTTCTATTTTCTCTACTTTCCAACCCCATTTTATACACTTATTAATTTCTTTAGCTACTGTGACTATCAATTCTTCATCTGGTACATCAACACCTGGTACAACCGATACATGAATTGTATTTTTACCTACTCTTGACGGATTTTTCATTTTTAGAATTTTATATTTTATAAATCTTATTAATCTGTCTAACATCTAGTCTTCCTCTGTAAACATCATTTTTAAAATTTTTCTAACAATTCCTTTAAACATTGAATATAGAGTAAAAACTCCAAAAATAAATATTATTCCGTAAAACATTACTGCTATTCCATTTTTTAAAAATTCGATTATTGCTTCCATCTTTTCTTCTCCAATCTTTTTTACAAACATGTCATTATAATTTTAATACTTCTTTTAAAAACAACACATCGGGTGCATTAATATTCCTATATACATATAATATGATTATTAATAAAATAATCACTATAAAAGGTATAAATGATAATAGTATAATTCTTTTATTTGCTTTCACATTATCAAATTCAAAATCAGAAATACACATAAGGAAAAACATTTCTGCAGCAACTAGTGCAGCTAACAATATATATAGAATTCCATTAATGTAATTCACTGTATCATAAACAACATGTTGCCACTTCAACATTTCATATACTTCAGGAGCTTTATCTATCGTTAAATTTAACTTCTCCGTTATTTTTTGCATTAATTCATCCATTAGCAAAGCACCTCAATTATCTCTTCTTTGAACTCTTCGATAAATTGTTCTACTAAATTATATGATTTAAAATAAGGTAATTTAGTGAATGTTTCACTATAATGTTCATAACGTACATAAAATTGTTTATCTTCATAATCATAAACAACATAATATTGTTTATCTTCATAATCATATCTGGTAATGTATTTTCCTTCATCTAAATCCTTCAAATTATGCGTCCAATCTCCATTGTATTTCTTCGCCCAATTCTTAAATTTATTTATTAATATACGTTCCTTGTCGAATTGTTTAGCTTCTTCTTTAGTTTTAAATGCTAGACCTCGATTGAAAATACTCTTTTGCACTTCATCCGAGTAACTTAATAAACTTTCTATAAGTCCATCTGCATCAACGTAATAATAGTGATTTATATCCTCTGGCACTTCAACTTCATAAGGTTTCTTTTCAACCTTTCCTTCCAGTTTTACTTTTAAATCTTTAATTTGTTCTTCTAATCGTTTTACTTCTTGTTCTAATTCTTTATAGTTCATCAGTTTCCACCTCTTCATAAGTAAAATATTCAATCTCATTCGCATTAATCACTTCACGATCTCCTAAATTTTGAAAGTGACTTTTACTTCTAGCAAAGCAGGTATCAAATAACCAATCTAACTCAACACCACTAACTACTAACTTTAATTCTCTGCCACTTCTAAATACTATTTTCAAATTAAAATCTACACTTTCGTTCATTTCTATTCCTCCTAATCATCCAATTCTCCGTTATATTCTGGAAACTCCATCCAATATATAACATCATTATCAGTATTTTCAAAACCTAATTCATCACCAATTTCTACCCATGTGTCAACGTATGTATCAATAAAATCTCCAGGAGACAAAGGGTAAGTGACCAGTACTTCTTCATCAATATCAGGTAACGTTCCATCCCACATAAAATCATATTTATCTCCATAAATTTCCACTTCGTCTTCAGTCATCTTTCTCGTTGTTAATTTATTCCATTTCATCTTCCACTTCTCCTATATGCACAATTGCTACCACAACAGTCTCAAAACCTTTTCCTCGACCTTCTTCAGGTTGTTTAAGTCGGCTACCATCTTTTATATACGTAATATCTATAATATATTCGTCCTCTCTTAAATAATTTGAGATAAGATCATTAATCACATTGCCTATAGATTCAATACCTCTCTGTATCGTTAATACTCTTTTAATCATTGTTATACTCCTCCGTAACCCCTAACTTTTCCAACTCGTCTGCTAATTCCCTTCTCATTCCTAATAGCACTTGTATAACTTTAAATCTGTGTTCTTTCTTTATTGTTACTTCATTAAAGGGCGTGCATACCTTTAACGTTCTCGCAGGATTTTGAATGTCTATTGTAAAACTATCCAACATTTTTATTTCATCAATTAATTTATTAGCTTCTTTTATTTCTCTAAAATTCATTATTTATCCCCTTTTAAGTATTAAAAATATATCGTACCAATCTTCACGTTTTTTGTTAGGTATAATTTTAACTTCATCTACTTCCCAACCATTCAACTCTCTAATTTCAATTTTTTTCCTTAGTTCAGCTTCAAAATCATGTGTACCTTCCCCAACATAAAAATCAAAATGCATTATTTTTGTTTCTCTCATTATTATCCTCCTATAATTTAACTCTTCCACATTTCTTGCACTCTTCAAAACAATGCATACCTATTTCTTTATACACGTATTCATGTATGCAAAATGTTTGTTTTATGAATAAATATATATCTCCTATCATTATCCAAATATCTCCTTTTTAAATATATTAGTGCTTGCTACCTTTTTCTTAATATAATTATCTTTAAACATAGATTTTTCCTCCTACACATATATATGCTGCATAATATATTTCTTCTCTTTTCCAGGTCCCTTCTTTTGAATAATAAATTCCTGTTTCTTCAAATCTTTTATTTTCTATAACCTTGATATCTAAAACATACTCTGAAAACTCTAAACTCATGATAAAATCATTGATTAAATCTTCTAGTTTCTCATCTTTATTTTCTTCGATTTTCACTATTCTTTTAATTCCAGTTACTTTAATTCTTATTCTTTTTTCTTTCTCTTTTTCCCAAAACATAATCAATATATATCCTTACCTCTTATTCTCAAACGTAAGACAAATCCTACATATCGCCCACACAAATGTTATTATATATACATCCTCTTCAGTAAGTTTAGTATTACACATTATCATTATGAAACCAAACAACAGTATGATTCCAAACCATTCAAACACATATCTAAGCATTGTAAATCTCCTTATATTGTTTAAGTAATTGTAATTGTCTTATACGTTCCTTTTGTTCCTGGATAGTCCTTTCTTTAACTATATTATCGTTAGAAAGTTCCTCAATCGTGTTACTTGAAACATATACTCCTAGTATCAATCCCGCTGTAAGCATTGCTAACAACATTGATAGTGTGATTAATATTATTTCTATGTTGTCCCAAATTCTTTTTAACATTCCTTATCCTCCTAATTCTGGATTAATTGCTTCAAATTGAAAATCAGTATATTCTCTTTCCTCATTTTTTACCAATTCTCCGTTAACAACAGTGATATATTGTTCGAATTCCATACCACTCTCACTAGCATATATATTAAAATCGATATGATATTTCTTACTATGTTCTACTAAAAGGTCTTGAATATCAATATACCACGCTTGTTTTACATCTAAAGTTAAATAACAAACTTCATCTTCATAATGATAAAATGATATTTCTTCGCTTTCCACGAAAAATCTTCTAGTATTTTTCAAATGCAAATACTCTCTAAATGATTTTTTGTGATTAAAACTATATTCATATGAATTATCTATCATTATTATTTCAAGATATTCAGGTTCTGCAAAAATGTTTTCTGTTTTAACTAATCTGATTTCATTTTCTACAAAATTTACTATATCCTCTTTTTTACCTCTAATTTTTAAATATCCTTCACACCAATTCGGCATATTATTATCCTCCAATTCCATTCAATTCAGCTATTTTTTTTGTTAATTCTGCTTGTTCATCGTAAAGTTTCAATAGCTTTTGTTCTAATTTATGATTTTCTATTTTTAACTCTTTGTTTTCCTTTTCCATTTTATCCGGTCTGTATGTACAGAGAATTGTCATCAGCGCACATCCCAACAGAAAACCAGTGAGTAATATAGGAATAAAAGTTAACACATCTTTATTTTTCATTTGCCTTCTCCTTCACTCTAATTAAGTGTTTCTCTACTAGTTTATTTATTAATTCATTGATATCCAATCCCACTTCATCCATTAGCTGTGATGGCATATCTTCAACTTTTAATAGCTCTTGACCATATTGCTCCATGTTAGTATCACTTTTCATCTCGTATACAGCTTCTATCAACTGTTCAATTCTTTTTTTACCAAAACGATAGTTTGCTCTAAGCACCCATGCTAATATGGTTGTAAACTCGGCAAGCATCTCTGTTCTTGCTTCTAATCTGATTTTCAATCTCTCTTCTTGTTCTTTTATTTTTTTACTACCTGGACTATTGATAGCAAACTTATTCTTTTTAATTTTCTTTGCCATGTTTATCCTCCTATTTCTCTTGGAGTACATCCCAACGCTTTTGCCAGTTTTCGTAACGTCTCAAATCGTGGTGTTTTCCTCTGACCTGTTCTGATTAATTTAATAACGTTAAAATGCACTCCTGATTTTTCATATAATTCGTGATCAGTTATATTTTGTTTATTCATTATCTTTTGTAAGTTAGTCATAATTCATACCCTTTTACATAAACACCACTGATTGAATTGTAACGTTTCTCACTTTTTATGCTGCTAATATGTGAATCGTCTTTCCAAAACTTCAATTTAGTCATTTGATCAATAAATGCTTTTGCTAGATTATCGGCATCAGGTTTTTTAGTGTAATAATCACCATCTACCTTATTTTTTTCTAAAGGAAAACACCATATTAATTCAACCCCAATAGGAGCATTTAACATTTTATCGGGAATACGACTAATCAATCCTGTTTTGAATATCTCTTTAGCTTCTTTCAAATTGTGAGAATCAAAAATAATCGGCTTACCATTTTTCACTGAAATAATTTTATCTTGATGAGTGACCTTGGGTATTTTTTTCAAAGGCACAAAAAATTCAAATCCCATAATTCAATTTCACTTCCTTAACTCCAATTTAATTTTTTACCATTTCCATTTTTTCTTTTTTCATTTTTCGCGCGGAGTACAGGACGGTGTTGGTACAGACAGGGGGTGGTTTTTAAACCCCCTGTTCTGTTCAACCTGTACTGTCCCTGTCACCTCTATCCACCATCATATATCTTAGATATATGGTTGTCGGTGTCTAAGACGACACTATAAAAACATAGTGTTTTCTAAAAAATACTAGACTGATTTTTTAATTGTCCTCCTAAAAAGTCACGACATATTTTTTAAAGTCCTGTCTCACGTTTTTTAATAGTTTTTGTATTCTTATCGTACCAATATATTTTACTATTTTCTAATCTTCGTTCTATAGTTTTTACATTAATTCCTAAATAATCAGCTACCATTTGTTTAGTCGGTGCTTCTCCAAAACTGCAATTCTCGACAGCTAATTCAAACTCTAACATACTTTCTCTCTGTTGTTCTTTAGCTTGTTTTTGTCGGCCTTCTTTAGCTTTTGAATACTTATTCTTATCAGAATCTACCTCTATATCAGCTAATACTCCAACATCATCAACAGTATGGATAGGATAACCAAACCACATATTAACAGGTTCAAATTTAGCGAACTCCCTAAGAGTACCCTCAACACGCCATGCTGTTGTTTGTTTTACAGACTCCTCAAGGCTTTTCGCTTCGGCTCTTACATCTAATAAATAACCACTAAGACTCTTCTCAGCGTGATGTTTCATTTTCTCGTAGCTGTAATGGTCGTCCATTCCTATTTTATTCTTGTAATAATGATTATTAAGCGTTCTGATTTTATCTTCATAGAACTTAACTAACGTATTATTAACTTGTGTCTTCATCAATTGTTCTGGTATTTCAAGTTCAACTAAATCTATTAAAGCATCCGGGTCACGAGCAAATACTCCACTTCCACTGGCTCTATCCATCGATTTTTTACCACCTTGTGAACCTTTTGAATGATGGTGGCAATAAATTACTGAACAACCTAACTCTGTAGCAACCTTATCAAACTGGTTAGTAAAATGAGCCATCTGGTCAGCACTATTCTCATCACCAGTAAGTACCTTGTATATAGGGTCGATAATAACCGCTGTATAGTTCTTTTTGTGCGCTCTTCTAATTAATTTAGGAGCTAACTTATCCATAGGAACGGTTTTACCTCTTAAATTCCATATATCAACGTTATTTAAACTATTAACAGGTATGCCTAATCTAGTGTACACATCTTTAAACCTATGTAAGCAGCTTGCTCTGTCTAACTCTAAATTCACATACAGCACCCTACCTTGTGCACAATCCCATTTTAACCACTTCTGACCTTCAGCAATTGCAATTGCCATTTCTATTAATGCAAAACTCTTACCAGCTTTAGACGGTCCAGCAATAAGCATTTTGTGACCTTGTCTAAGCACTCCTTTAATTAATTCTGGAGCTAATTCTGGCATATTATCCCAAAAGTCTTCTAAAGACTCTGGATCGGGTAAATCGTCATTTAAATCTTCTATAAATTCAAACCATTCATCCCAACTACTTTTACCTATGTTAGTATCAATTAAAAATTGTTTCTTGCCATTTCTCATAATACCAGGCATTCTACTTAATCTTGATGGATTCTTATTTTGCGTATCGACTGCTAGTCCGTTTTTAGCACAGACTTTATACAAATAATCAACACGCTTTTGGTACTCTTGATAATCTTTAGCTTCAATTTTAACGATAGCGTGAACTGACTTACCACCACTATGCACTAAGCAAGCAACTGGCAATTCTAACTCACGAATAATAGCGTTCTGTTGAGATATGCTAGTTTTATCACTTTCTACAAGTGCATATCTATATTCTGTTACATTATCATTCTTAACCCCCTTACCATCTAACGGATTAAATCTTATCCATGCTCCAGCTTCTTTATTGTAATCTCCAATAACAAAACCAATATCATCTTTATATTTATTTAACTTTTCAATTAAATGTCCTGCTGTTCGGTCATAGACACCTTTTTTCGGCTTGTGCAACACCTTACCTTCTCCATCTTCTAACGGATAAGTTTCAGTAACAAATCCTACATTTTCGGTACTTTCGAATAACGTTTCTATATATGTTATTAACTCCTTGACAGGTTGCCAATTAGTAGGTTCTTTTATTTCCTTACCTTCTATCCAGCTTTTGTCGATAAATTTATAATCACCATCTGATTTTATCTCATCATTCCAATCTAATGCATATGAATTTTCAGAATTAAAATATACTGGCGTGTAACCTCTGTCAACAGCCATTTGAAATATAGTTCCACCTGTGACAGGCTTACCAGCACCATTAAACGTATTCCATTTTCTAAGGCATTCACCTTCTTTATATCTAACGTCATTTTGTGACCACAAGTCCCAATCTTGCACTGTGTGTCCTTCGTGTTTTAAAGCCATACCAACATTGACCCATTCTTGATAATCAAGAGTAGCAGGGTTGATATACTCTAATAATTCTAATAAATTGTTCTTATTTTCCATTTTCTAACTCTTCCACTCCTAATTCTCTAAAATATTCTGGTTTACCTATTGACAATTCTTTGATTTTAATATATTGTGTATACGAACGAATTTTTTTATAAATGACGTACTCTCCTACAAAATTGAGTGCGTCTTTTTCTGTTTTAAAAACTCCTAATTGATTATTAGGGAATATATTCGGGTTATCATCACAAACCAAATAGATTTTCTCTCCCTTACGTAATTTTCTTTCTTCCATTATTTTCACCTCTTAATTATTTATTGTCCTGGTATATACTCTTTAGCTACAATGCCTTTTGGTAACCTCCAGCCATTTGCTGCAATTCTTGTAATCATATTATTTGCTTCTTCAAACTTCCAAGAACCTACTTTTCTAAATCCACGATTTTCTAGTAATCTAATCTGTTTTGGAGTTGCTAAACCTGCATCTCTTCTCTTATTAATTCTCTCAATCAACAAACTAGCTTTACCAGAACATTCAATTTCACTAGCATATATTCCCATTTTTTCTAACGTTTCAATTTGCTTTTTCGAAGGTGGCGCTTGTTCACTTAAGAAACTAGGAACATAATTCGCTAAATCTTCAGCAGCAATACTCATTTCAAATTGTAACGGATCTACTAGTTTACCTTTTTTACGTCTTTGTTCAGCAAGTTGTTTAGCTAAACTAGCTTCTCTATCTTGAATTACTTCATCAGTCGCTTTAACTTCTACTTCTTCTAAATCAACAGCAAAACCTACTTCTTTTTCACTAAGTTCAGTCATTTTTTTAGCTACTTCTTCGCTTTGAGCAATTAAATGAGCGGGGCGACACAATTCGTGTTTTTCAACATGCCATAAAAAATCTAACAGAAGTAAATTTTCTTTCCCTGGGTGTAACCTTGTTCCACGTCCAACCATTTGTGAATATAAAGCCCTAACTTTAGTTGGTCTTAACACGATAACACAGTCAACACTCGGACAATCCCAACCTTCTGTAAGTAACATAGAATTACATAAAACGTTGTATTTATCTTTGTCAAAATCTTCTAATATTTGTGCTCTATCTTTACTTTCTCCGTTGACTTCAGCAGCTTTAAATCCTTTTGAATTTAAAATATCTCTGAACTTTTGACTAGTCGCTACTAGCGGTAGAAATACAACAGTCTTTCTATCCTTACAATGTTTAGTCATTTCATCAGCTATTTGTTCCAGGTAAGGATCTAACGCATTGCTAACATCACTAGCTTTAAAATCTCCATTTTGAGTAGCAACCCCACTTAAATCTAAATTTAATGGAATTGTTAAACTTTGAATTTTACTCAAGTAACCCTCTTTGATAGCATCAACTATTTTATATTCATAAGCTAAACTTTCAAAATAAGTCCCTAAGTCCTTCATATCTCCTCTATCTGGAGTAGCAGTAACACCTAATACTTTTGCTTTATCAAAATGATTAAGTACGTTCTGATAACCATTAGAAATACAGTGATGTGCTTCATCAATAACGATAGTATCAAAATAATCATTGCTAAATTGTTTAAGTCTTTTTTCACGTTGTAAAGTTTGAACACTTCCCACAGTTACTCTGAACCAACTACCTAATGAACTACTGTCAGCTTTTTCAAGTGCCGTATTTAATCCTGTACTTTTCTTTAGTTTGTCACTTGCTTGCTCTAGAAGTTCGCTTCTGTGTGCTAGAATTAATACTCTTTCACCTAATTTAACTCTATCTTCTATAATTTTTGAAAAAACAATAGTCTTACCACAACCAGTGGGAAGTACTAGGAGCGTTTTATTAACGCCCCCGTCCCACTGTTCTTGCACTTTTAACCTTGCCTCTTCTTGATAAGGTCTAAGCTGCATTTTTAGAAGCCACCTTGTCCGGTATTCCATGGTTGAGTGTTAGCATTAAAAGTAGGTTGACTAGCTTCATTTGTAAATGGATTTGAAACATTTAAAACTTTAGTGATGTCTACATCATCTTTGTAAATCATACTTTTAACTTCATTGTACTGGTTGCCGTTATGTTCTCTAATTCCCACCTTACAAACTCCAGTAG